CCCGTGAGTCGAACACGGCACCAACGGATTATGAGTCCGCTGCTCTAACCAACATGAGCTAGAGGCCCTTATTCATAACGCTGAATAAAAGTTTTTAAATTTCCATACAGCCTTATCAATATTGCTTCGCTTTCAGAAAACATTACAATCTCTGTAGGCATTTTCTTTACCACATTTATATAATACGGCATTTTTAATTTGTTGTCAAGCATTATGAGTAATCTACTGTCAAACTCAAATGGATCTATTGGAAATGTGTAACTAGTTATTTTAAGATCATTGGCAAAAATATCAAAGCCCGCATCAGTTAATCTAAGCCCGCTGCCTTCTCGTAAGTTGTACCATAGCAAAGGGTAGATTTTATCTACAGAATATTTGCTTAGTTCTGGTAATTGATTTAAAATCTCTTGAGTGATTTTTTTCTTATTACGCACAAGTCAAGGATAAATCTGTACACCTTTGTTTAATAGTTCAACTGTAAACTTACTGGATTTGAATCTAACGTTTAATTTTTTAGCAAGATTAATGGCATGTCCGGGATTACTGAAAGAAACTTTTTTGTATTTGGGTCCAGGATAGTTAGTGAGGCTGTTAAAACTTTTTAAGTTGATGGGATTGCCTTCATAAAAGACGGCCCATATCCCTTCAGAAGCAAGTACCTCTTCAGTTTTGTAAGTGGCCTTTTCAGTTGTGCTGATAAGGACAGAAGGTTTTGGCCTAGACATTGTATTATTATTTATCCAAAAAGTACGCAGTTTTTTAAAACTTTGCGCCAGCAATCTCTACTTTAATCACTTCGTCTTGTTTAGACATTGCTATGTCCCGTGTTTTGTACTCATTTAACTCCAATAATAACCGTGTTACTTCGGCTTGAACGCTCTTGGCTTCGGTAAGACTCATGGTAAAATCTTTGGAGCCACGAGCTTCAAGCCCTTGAATACGGTCAATAAACTTTTGAATTGGTGCGCTCATACCTGCTCGTTGTTTAGATATTTGCTTAGGTCAGGACCACGCCAATCAAGAGGTTTAAGAACTTTGCCGTCTTCGCGTAGTTTCACTTTTCCAGTCTTGGGATCAATTTTAGAAAAGTTAGTGGCCATTACTTCCTTCCAAGCGCCTTCAGCGTCACACCCCATTGAATGAATAGCGCCGGTTGTAACAACAATTAAATCAATCAATGCGTCTAACGTTTCAACACGATCTTTGTTATCTATTGCTACCATTAATTCTTGATACTCTTCTGTCATAAGACTCAAATACAATCGAAACTGATCGTTGTTGAGTTTACCCACTGTCTGCTCTGATGCAGACATAAATTTTGCTTGATCACTGAAACAATTAGCCATTTGATGCTTCCTCTTTTGTGTAATATGGACCCCGGTAAGGGTAGCGTTCTAATAATATTAATTTGGGATCTTGTGCCACAGCCCAGTGTTTGCCTTTTTTAATTTGATACCAACCAGCTGCCACCCAACATTTACTGGCTTCGTCTGTAGTGTACAAAGGAAGTTTATGTTTGACATTCCAAATAGGGTTAAACACTTTTTCTTTGGTAGGATAACCGTAGACAGAACGGTCGGGTTGATTTTTATTTTTACTTGAGTGAAATGAAACAAAATGGATAGAAGAATTTTTCTCTAACATTTTAATTGTTTTGTATTCAGTAACTGTGTTGTTAAGTGTGACTTCATAGCCAGAATCAGTGGCCTCAACGTTGCCTACCTTTTTTTCGTTTTGTTGCAGAATCCAAAACTTATTGTCTATCACAGGTTTAGCGATTATCATTTTTTCTCTTTTCACAATGTTGTTTAATATGACTGGGTGCGTTAGAATCAATCATTACTGCTTTACAATCATAATACACGGTTGCCAACGGTTTGTCAAGCGTTAGCATCATTATAATTACCAATACGGTAAAACTGATGAATAAAACTACACTTAAACTATTCAAAAACTTAAACTTTGGCATCTAATACGCCTGTGTATGTGGCATTCATCCATTCACCTATTTGTCCAGCATTTTCACTACACTTAACAAGTTCATACTTGCCGCAAAATTTTAAAAAATGTACTCCCACTTGACCAATGTCTTTATGACTGATTTGTTCTCGAATGCAGGCGTCGACTGTGTCTTTGACTTCTTGCGGTTGGGCAGTTAAATCTATCAGTGTGCGATTACGCTGATAATCATCCAGTACACGATGTTCTGCGCCATCATGATCAGTCCAGCGTTGTAACATTAGGTTGTTCCAGGCGTAACCTTGTTTTGTTCGATCCTCAAACGCTTCCTGTAGGCCAACCTTGTTTTTAGTTCCCTTCGTGCGGACCCCGGGGTAGGCCGAGAACACATTATCCGACGAGTCACCACGCACGCACTTTTCGAACAGTAACCATTCTGGATTAGGTATCTGCTTAGGCTCTTTAGATTTCTTATCAATGACTGGTTTACCTTTGGCATCAAATATTCCTTCTATAGTGATCAGTTCATCAGTGATACCATTGTACTGTGTGACATTACTGGCTAGTAGTTGTACAAAATCAGTGTCGCTACTGATAACAGTATGATCGTCTTGTGGATGTAGTGCTATCCAACGTGCGATAATATCATCGCCTTCGGCTGTAGCACATCTAATTACTGAACAATTAGTTTTTTCAGATAGATATGATGTCAACGCATCATATGTCTCCCAAAACATTTTGTCCTCTTCTTGCTCGTCTTCTGTCAATGCCGCACGACTCACAGCACGATTGGCCTTGTATGGTTTGTAAGCATCTTTACGCCAGCTGCGACCTTCTAGGGCAAATACAACGTGGTCAGCATTAAACCGCTTGGCCATTTTGTTTGCGGCCATTAATGTGATGTGTAGGGCAAATCCTACTTTTTCCCACGGATCACTAGCACGGAATGCGCCATGCCTGGCACGGAAAAATAAATTTGCGGTGTCAATTAACACATATCGCATAGTAGCCTTAGTTAGTTAGTAATAAGTTATTGTAACACATATTGGCATTTAATTCAAGTGTTTTGGTTGAGTTTGAGTAAAACCCACACAGCTTTGGCTTCATTCTCCATCGATAGGTGTATTTTTCCATGATTGAGGTCAACTGTCCAATCTGTTCCACCAATTTTATTGTGTAACCAGTAACGTCTTGGACTGATATTGGTTTCTAATAATCGAAGAACCGTCTGCAGATTGGTCTTTAGTTCCACTTCGACCATGGCTTATTAACTGACCTCGCTACGGCCATCTCCAATATCACGGCTTTGTACGACTCGATTTGATAAATTCATTGCTTCATACTGTTCAGCAGTTTCCAAAACCACATTGCGACACACAGCAGTAAACCAACGATCAACTATTTCAGCATCAGTGTCTTTGGGATCCATCATGTATCCATGTCTGACAAGATCAGCAATAAATTTATCATTCCAATCTAATTCAAAATTGCCATCATGCAGATTATTGGGGTCAATATTCATGCTGACAATTTCAATGTAGGGCTCACCTTTTTCAGTAGCAATTTCTTTGGCTGACTTGGCCGCTTCTTTTGCTGCGTCTTGTAGTGGCGCTTTTTTTCTTTTAAATAATCTGTCTAATATGTTCTTCATGTTGTTTCCTTTAGTACCATCATTAATTCCAATTTATCCCATAAATCCTTACACACAGGATCTTCTTGAATTTTTATTTTTTGTTGTATCCAACTGCACCTACCGGCCCAGCCCACATCACCACCGTTGTTTCTATACACAGCATCGGCTTCTTGTAGATAGTTTTTCCAAGAGTCAGTAAATGCGTTACCATCCAACATGGCCAAAGTTTCGGCTATTGGCTGTAGCTTGTCAATGTCTTTGATAGTAAATTTACGTCTCCATCCGCCTTTTGGACGATTTATTTCAAAATTTATATTAAACTTGATTGGCTCAAGTTTGTCAACTATTAGATCAGTCATGCTTTAATCTTAGTATGATAAACTCGTTTCGGTTGTACCAGCGATGTTCAACGACTGGTTCACCTGGTCCAGTCCATGTTCTAGTCGCACGATATGCTTGGGTAAACCATAATAATTTTTTAGAAGATTGACAATTACGTGGCCACAGACACCACAAAAGTTTAACATCAGCACGTTCTAAAAACTCATGATCAATCATTTTAATCCATCCTTTGAGTACACGATCGAGTATTAGCATTCCAGTTGACCATATTATTTTTTAAATACAGGAATAGGATTCATCTTGTGTAGACTACGACTACGGATAGCGCGATATTTCTGTAGTTTTTCCAACTGCTCAGGACTAGCAATAGGTTCTGCGCCTTCATCTTGTGCCATAGCTACTTCCAAGTCGGCATAGGTAAGCCCGCCAAGTTGATCTTCGTCTGTACGTCCATCGTCCCATAATCCGTCTGTGGGCGGAGCATCAATGATGTCCTGCAATACACCAAGCTCACGGCCCATTTGCCATACTTCAGTTTTCCAGCAGTCAGCAATGGGACTGATGTCCACTCCACCGTCGCCGTACTTGGTGTAAAATCCAACTCCAAAATCTTCAACCTTGTTACCAGTACCAACTACAATTCCCTGACAGCAACCAGCAATTTGATACAGTGTAATCATGCGTAACCGACTACGACTATTAGCGTAACTCAGCAGACTATTGTATTCAGTTGTGACTTTTTCAAAACTGTCAAATGTTGGAGTTAAATCCAAAGTCACGTGTTGCACATTATCAAAGTTATCAACTAACCAACGGCCTTGTCGAATGCTCAAGTCATGCAGGTCTGGACGTTGGCGAATGGGCATGGTGACAACCACAGTTGGTAATCCAGTTCTAGCACATAATGTACTGACCACCGCGGAGTCAATACCACCGCTAATGCCAACTACTAGCGTTTTCATACCAGCATTATTGGCATAATCTTTGATCCATGCTGTAATACGGTCTTGTAATGCTGCATCTTCTGTCGTAACTGTTTTCATGTTTTTCCTTATTTGCCTTTCGGAACCAACAATTTAGTTGGTGTATTAATTCTTTTCCACAATGGTCTGTAATTGGTATTACCGTTGCTTGTTACCGTTAGTTTGTATTTGTCTCGAATAATGCTTTTACCTACTAAATTAGCGGAGTTACGTTCTGTATCGCCCGCCCATGTGGAGACATCGTTGGCATATGCTAATTCACGTAAAACAATGTTAGTACACATAAATCCAGAATACCCATTTTCATACACACTCATTAAAAAGTCAGTGTCTTCATGAGGAATAATTTTTCTATCTGATGTCATAAAAGATTTTTCATCATAATAAATTTCATTGTTGTAAAACTTCTTAAAGTTTTTAATTACTGTAAAAGAACCTTTGCCCTCTGTGGCTCTTTTAAACACAAAGTGATTATCATACGTGTCTCTATTATCTTTATGTTCTTTGGTAAAAGGCACTCTAGCAGGATTGATTGGAAGGAATAAATCTACATGATCCAAGTCTGCTGGATTAACTTTATTAAACATTTTAACAAAATCTTTACTATCGCAATGCTGTTCTTTGTCGTACAGCACAGCGTCATTGTCGGCCATAATAGCAAAGTTAGTGTCGCTATTGTAAAAATGCCGTAAACAAATATTTCTTGCTTCAGCAGGCAATAGCAAATTAACGTCAGGCGCCAGGGTGTAATCTAAATATGTTACTTCTGGATCATATTCAACTTCTTGATATTGTTGTGCGACTACAAAAATGTTTAAACCTTGATTTTTAGCCCACGCTAATTGTTTCTTGTGGTACTCAGCTCGTTGTGATCTAATGGTATCATTTCCAAACCAAGAGATAATGTACATGCTGGTCAAATTGTTCATTACTTGCCCCAACCATTGCCCCACAAATCTACATGCAGTCGAGGACTGTAATTGAATCCGCGCTCACAACAGATATTGGCGATGTTTAATTTATTTGACTCATATGGATCAACAACACCGCCTTGCGGCATAAGATAAACCGTACCTTTAAATCCGCCTGCTCTAAATGCATCAACTGCCTTAACGGCTTCGTTGACGTGTTCTTCAGTTTCTACCACAAACTTAAGATATGTATGCCCAATGTCTTCATAACTGGCAACAACGTCAGGGCAAATAGCATCTTCCCACTTCTCACCGCTGGCACTTAACTTAGCACTAACACTAAATGTCAACGCATCTCGTCCTCGAGCTACCCCACCACTGTATTTTTTTGAATTTAATGTCCAGTTAAGCAGATAATGTTTAAAATCTTTATGTAATTCTTGAGTGCCATTGGTTTCAAAAGTAATATTTTTTAAATCTCGCATACGCGGATCGTCAAGCAATTCACCATAAGCACGTTGCCAGCCCAGTAACGGCTCGCCACCTGTAATAACCAAGTGTACATCGTTGCCATTGTTTTGTTGCCACATGTTGTTGGGAGTTAATGCCAGCATTTGACCCACTAGATCTTCTGTGGGCACAGTTGGGCTAAGATGCTTGAACGCTGGATGCCATGACGCATAGCTGTCGCACCCTGTTTCTACCAAAGGCAGGTCCGTAAATGTGGGGTACATATGAACAACCTCGGCCACTTCGTCTGCACCTGTGGATTTTTCACCTGGCTTACACCCAAATCCGCTGCACGTAAAATTACAGCCATAAGTTCTTAGGAACACTGATGGAACCCCAACAAACCTACCTTCTCCTTGTAAACTATAAAATAGTTCGCTTACTTTAATTTTCATTGTTTAACCTTAACTGGTATTCCCTTGTATGAATAACTCTGTGTACCATCAGCATGGTGTGTCTTGCCAAAATGGCTGTAGTTCATGTCAAATTCATGACTGGTTATTTCAAAATAATCAATAGGTTTTTTGCTATCACGTATTGCAATATTCATTTCTTCTGACAGTGTAAATTCACGATAATGTATTTTCATTTCCACCAATCCTCCCAAGGGAATACTATCCAGCAATCTTCTTCGGCCTTGTTGATATCAACTGCTGAGTAACTAATAGGTAACTCTGATTCACTTGCTTCGTTGTCGTACAATACTGCTACACGGACATTATTGCCCCATACTTCTTTCCAACGCGGATCTTTAGCAAAACAACTGCTTTGCCAATCTTGCTTGATCCAATTGAGTGTGGCACCCGAGTCATTGATATCATCAACAATAAGTATGTTTTTACGACCATCACTGCCACACATTGGATCAAACTCGATATGTCCATATGCATCCTCAGCCATCCATAGATTGCTTTCTGGTTGACTGGAATTGTCACGTAAACTTACTTTAAGAGTTTCCATTGGAACTTCTAAGTATTGACTAATCAAGTTAGCTGGAATCAATCCTCCGCGAGTCAACCCAACGATATAATCTGGAACCCATGCGTCACGTTGAATTTGACGTAGGATCTCTTGAGTTTGTGCTTCGACATCATTCCAACTTAACTTGATTTTGTTCATTCTAACAATCCTATATTAATTACTTTGTTTAATGTTTTAACGCAATCAATATGAGATTGTATTGCCTTCATCTTTTTGACATCGTTCTGAAGTATAGATATAACTAAATCTTTTTTTAAATTTTCTATTACTCTAGGATGACCCAACTCCCACTCATCTAAAATCTTTGACCGAGCATATCCTTGTAGTTGGATGGCTTTCAAACTTGAAATAAATAAATCATAATCATTCATTTGCGAAAAACATTTTCAAATTGTTTTTTTAAGTTAATAGTGTTCTGTTCAACAAATGGATTGATATCTTTGATCCATTGTTCTAATTCAGAACGAATATCATCCGGAATTTCACCGCCATGAAAAGTCTCAACAAATTGTAACGTCCGTGTAGATAACACTGGTTTTTTATTGTATTCGTTTATTTGTTTGTTCATACTTTCTTTGCTTTAACTAATAAGTGCCAACCTAAATATTCTTTAACTGCGTTACGTACTGCTTCTGGCATTGCTTCAAACCAAGGCTCTAAAACATAGTTGCCTTGCTTGTACTCTTCTACATTGTACATGAAACAGTGCGCTTGACGCAACCTTAATAGTTCAAATTGTTCACCTAATAAGCGATCAATATCTTCATTACTGTAACTTTGGGCAAAAGGACAACCAGCCTGAGCTTCGTATTGATCTAACCCAGCATTGATCATAGCTTGCTTCCAACTGTTTTTAGCATACACCATAAAACGGAATTCACCGCCTGGTGCCAACGCATTGTGTACGTTGGTAATAATTTGGTCAATAGCTGGAAAGTGATGAATAACCCCATAGCTGTAAACTAAATCAAATTTTGGTAAGTCTTTGTACGCATCTGGGTTACTAGCATCAGCATTGATAAAGGCACCTTCTAATCCCTCAACTTCAAAACGTTGACGTGCTAACTTAACGCTTTCGTCTGAGTAATCAATACCATAATAGTTAGCACCGTTGCGAGCAAATTCAGCCGCATCGGAGCCAATGCCAGGGCCAATCTCTAATACATTCTTGCCTTGCCATAAGTGGAATCCAGCAAATTCTAAAATGTGTGGTTCAACTTTGTAACGTCTTGTTGAAACTTCTTTAAAGAAATCCAATGTGCCAACAGGACTTTGACCATGCTTGACGTTACACGGTTGTGCGTTCCAGTAACGTTTAATTTTTTGTTCTAAAGTTTCAGTTGTCATTATTACCGTGTTCCACCTAAGAATTTATTAATGTCATTTTCATGCATTTTCTGATACATATTAATTTTACCAGCTTTACTGTCTTTGTACCACTGTGTAGATAAACCGCGTGATTCCATGTATTCAGCAATTTTATCAGCATCAGCAAAACGTCTAGACATCCACTGAGGATGATGAATGTCACGCGGATCGTTTTGATTGCCTTCATACATAACACGTTTTTGGAAAGTAGTGTCATTGTTATTGCCGGTTAAATCAAATCTATCATGTGTAACCCAAACTTCAATGCGTTGCCAGATATCCAACGCATACGCTTGTTGGCTTAACCAGCAATCACTGATTTGATGAGGACTCAAATAGCCCAATAAATCAAACCATTCAGCTGGCACAATAGGAAAAATACTGTATGGGTGTTCGCGGTGGGTATGTACTGCTAGGCACTTGAACTCACCAGTGTGACTGGCTATTGTTTTATTCCAACCTGTCGTTTCCATTATTGCATCGTCATTCCAGAAAAATAACCAATCGGCATCACTAGCTGCGGCTAGGGCATTGACATACTCATTGAGTCGAGTGTACCCCATTGGATCAAACACCATCGCTGTGTAGGCCACTTTCTTTTCATCTAGCCAGGGTTTAATATCAGTATTGAAGTTTGCAATTCCTTCTGTATCATCTGAATCAAAGCCCAACATCAGTTGTACTTTTTCTTTTCCAGTGACACGATTAAACAAACTAACAACAGAGCGTTTTAATGCTTCTGTACGGCCTCGGGTGGGCAATAATACTGAAATGCTGAATTCATGTTTTGACATACTTTTTCCTTTGTAGTTTACTTTAATTATCTTAATTAACTGCTTACTTTAAATTTTTATTAACCATGTACTTATTAAATTGAACCTTCGTACACAGCTGAATTACCTGCGTGTTCAAATACTTCAACTGAACGTAGTTTGACACCCTGACCAACTGGATAGCGGCAGGTAAATTCTTTCAAAGTAGTTCCATCTTGTGCGACAAGGAACCAAGAATTACCTGCCTGAAATGCTCGAAGAATATTTTCCATAGTCTTGTAAGCAAGTTCACTAAACTTTTCACAACCTACTGCGCCAACAATACGGATATCACAGACTCCACCTTGATCCTGTAATCCTAGTTCAGCCATTTTTTCAAACATACCGCGATGGGGGTCATCCTCAGCAATCACTAACGTGTGATCAAACATGTACTCGCTCCACTCCTTGAATGCTTTGAGTCCACCAAAGTCCATAACCCAGTTGCGGCTATCTAGTGTTTCTGATTCAAAAATCAATTTGATACCAATTGAGTATCCATGTAGTAATGAGCAGTGACTATGTGTACTACGCCACTGTCTAAAACAGCATGACAGACCTCTGTCGTTACCGTATGTTTTTGTTGAAAGATATTTTGCCTTGGGTGTTTTTTGTTGTGCTATAAGTGCGGCTTGTAATTGCTCTTCTGTATACTGAATCATTTATTTCTCCTATGTTAGATTGTAGCATAGGCAGCAGAATTTGTCAAGCGGGAATGATGCCTAAGACCGCTGTTTTGAACAAGTATTTATTTCCTGTAGTTGCCCCGACCAGGAATTGTGTTGCGCACACCGCCTACAGGATCCTCTACATCACCTGTACGTCTAGGTATAAGATGTACGTGTGGATACATCACAGTTTGGCCTGCGGCTTCTCCAGAATTCAAACCAATATTAAATCCATCACATAGACCTTGTTTGACCATGTGTGTGCCGTCGGCCAAAGCATCTTCAAAAGCTCTAACTACCCAATTAGAATTGTTATTGTCTTTGGGCACATACAATCTATGTCCTGGTGTACACGGATAACGGTCTAGGTAAACCATAGTACACGTCTTTTCTTCTATCAAATTGTCCCAAGGTGCGATGCCTTGAAGTTGAGCGTCAGTTAATTTCATATTACATTTTCAACTTTTCAAATGTTATAATTTTAGCCAAAGACTCAGAAAAATCTTCGCCGTCATTGATAACATGAAGAGAATTAATACGACGATCAGTTTTTTGATCATACCGTCTTGTTTCGATCACAATGCCACCGCTGGCATTGTAGATATTGAACTGAATACTTTCGCTTGAAAGATCAGAACATACCGAAACTGCATCATCGTGCATTGTAAGTGGTTGTAAACTAATCTCCCAATCTTCACGTACCCAAGCAATTATTTTCTTTTTAAACCAATTCATATTATTTCCTAATGGTAAATTTTCTACAGTCTGGATATGTTGCTTGTTGTGCTTGTGGAACAACATTGGGCAACAACGCAGAACCTAAACTACATAATTCTAAGGTAGGACAGTAGTGATATCCCAGTATTAGATCTGTCTCAGTTTCCCAAGGCAAGTGTAAATCTCTACCGTCACTGCGCTGACGACTAAACTTTTTGTAGGCCAATTCATCATCTAACAATATGGCTCCTACTTTGCCCAACTGTAACGGCTTAGACCATCCAAAACTTAGACACTGGAACTGTCCTGGCTTGTACATATTGCGTTCTAATCTACGAGCACTGTCCCAAATACGTGTGCCTTCAAATTTGTATTCCCCTATCCACTGTTGTCTATGTGACAAATGATCAGGATAATATTCAAACTTAATACCCAAGTGATGCATTAGCATGGGTACACTTAGATATGTGTAGGGAGTAAAAGCTGTTTCTTTAACATTGTCATGCCTAAAACAAAGTTCAAGAGCGTGAGTGCAACCATCAGTTAGGACCACATAGGGCGCTCCTGTGTACTCAGCTAATTCTTGTTCAAACTTAAATAGTGCGTCAAAACTCACATTTACCTTGGCGCAAATTCTTGCTGTAGTTTGATATTGTCCATAAACTCTTTTTTAGTGCCTGGGTCAGTTTTAAACACACCTTTTAATACAGTGGTCTGTGTTAGACTAGAGTGTGCCATAATACCGCGATTTTCACAGCAACCATGCGTGGCCTGAATGTAGACTCCTACATGTTCACTGTCAGTGGCTCGCATAATTTCACGTGCTATGTCATTGCACAATTCTTCTTGTAGCGTCCCTCTACGAGCGCACCACTGGGCAATACGTGTGTACTTGGACAGACCAATAAGTTTGTTTGCGGCAATGATACCAATGTAGGCCACACCAGACACAGGCTGATGGTGATGACTACACATACTACGCAACTCACTACGTACAACCAACATGCCTTCATATCTATCCTCGCTGTCATTGGGAAAGGCAGTAGCATCTGGACCAGGTTCATATCTGCCACTCATTATTTCTGTAAAATACATCTTAGCTAATCTACGAGCAGTGCCTTGACTGTTGGGATCATTTTCACGATCAATCAACAAAGTGTCCAGCACACGTTCAAATGCTTCAGTAGCTTCGTCAATCAAGCGTTCCTTATCGCCTTCCAGCAGATAGTCGCTGATGTTGTCGCCTGCCCAGAAACGTTTTTTATCACGCCGCATCTTAAATCTAATGGCATCGGCCAAGTTACATTCTTCATAGTCTTTGTCGTTATCAAATGCGATAGGGCCCATTGCGGCATCTTCATACCCAGGATGATATGGAGCCTCTATTGCTGCCTGACTCATTTTAAGCACGTCAAATATTTGTTTTTTTTCTGTCATAACATGTTCCTTGATGTTTTATTGTACAGGATATTTAGATTAATGTCAACAGTTTGTTTATTTTATGTTTGCCAATAACGATTGGGCATTGAAAAAATTGTCAGTCAACTTGTCGGCTTGATTTTGGATTTTATTGATGCGATCGTCGTAGTTTTCTATGTGATCTATTACACAGTCAATTAATTCTTGTTTGTTATTGAGATAACTGCCCCAGGTTATTGTCCAATCTGAAGGATACTTACACCAACTATCGTACATTTCTGTGTAGCTTAGTCGATCTGGTACCATAGGAACCGCACCACACAACGCACCTTCATAACAGCTGATGCCTAGAGTTTCTTGTAAGTTGGCACTGAACACTACTTTAGCTTGACCCAATAAATTATGATATTCATTTTTAGTCAGTTGTTGATCTTGACATACCACAAATTCATATTGCGGCAATGCGTGTTTAAGATCACGGAATATTTCAACTTGTTTTTCAGGGGCTACTCTGTGAGGAAATAGTATTAGATCACGCTTGTCCATTCGCTTGTATTTTTCTAGTTCAACAGGCATGTATTCCATTGGCCAGCCTGTGCGTAAAATTTTACTAGGAGCATATTGCCTAACAATATCTGAGTTTTCATATCCTAGTAAATTTTTAGCAAACATTTCAATGTGAAACTCTGTGGCAAAGTAATTGTGATCAATAGCGTGATAAAAAGACTTCTCAGCATTGCGTACCCAAGGTGTGTCACCAATTAATCGTCCTAAAAAATCCTGAGGATCATAACTGCCAGCATGCCACAATGCGTGAATTTTAATTGGAATACCCAACAATTCACTCATGTACTTTAAGTTTATGATACCCGGGTGCCAAGCATCAGTAAAGATAAAGTGATCATTAGCACCAACTGATCCGGAGCAAAATAGTCGGCTAATTTCTTCAACTTGACGAGACTTGTAAATATTAGTGCCGCCGAAATTAAGAAAAGCGCCTGGAGTAGTGGCAGAGGGAATATCCTCAGGCCCAGAAATAATTTTGACATCGTGTCCTGCCTTTTTAAGTAACAGAGGTACATGGGCCTTCCATTGACCCGTGTACCTTGTTTCAACTGCTTCGAGATCGACTAAAAATACTTGAGCCATTTAAATTAAACGACCCAATCTGCGAGCATCTTCTTCCCACATGTTTTTAGCTTTTTTACCTTGTGTAAATTTATTGTACTGTTGCCAAGCATAACTTTTAAAATTGTACAAATTATTTTCGTTGAAGTTGTAACCATATTCAACACAAAAATTTAAAAACTTACCAAGATCTTCAGATACCGATATTGATCGAGGACTAGCTTTGTATTGTTGCTTACCCATGATAGGTTGTTTCCTTAATATTTAATACTTAGGTTAGGGCGAGAAAGTTCATACTTAATGAGGCATCCGTTCTCACCATCTTCGGCTACCTCAATCCATACAGCACGTTCGGGATACCGTTGTGCTATCTGTACATACAAGTCATCCGCAATCATTTCGCATGACTTAAAATCTAATTCTAAAATATCTTTGCTGTAAAGTCCGTCCAGCCAACGCTTGAATTGAATAAACTCAATGTCACGATCATTGTGAAACACATCGATCCAAACACGAAAGTGAAAAATATGTCTATGTGCGTTTGCTAAGAAACTTACGTCATATTCTCCTGCTGTACATAATGCTGGATCTGTAGCTGCCGCTGGATAACGATGGATACCTTCCTTGCGAAAGGATACCCAGATCTTACGCTCTGCCGCCTCTTTAATACGTTCAATTTGTTCTCGTTCAGTGTGTATCATTTAATTGTCTCATCTTTAGTGTACAAGCGCCAAGGAGTAAATGTCTCAGCACTTTGTAAGTCGTGTAAGCGGTGTGTCCAAATCCCTGCGTTAGTTGCCGCAAAGTCTTTGTCATCCAACTTCAGCATGGCATTGTAACCATACTGTTTAATGTAAGGAAGTTTAACACTAATCTGTGGAATAAAATTAATATGTTCTACAAGCGATGATTCTAATAGACCTTCTGCTACCTGACTGTCTATGTCAAGGGAGCATAAAAATCCAGCGTCTAAACATGTGGAAATCATCCACTCCCAATCACGCCAATTGTCACCGTCATTGATTTCCAACATGGGAAAACTATGATTAGCGCCAAAGAAAATATGTTCACAGTCGCTGTTCTTGGCTTCTTGTAGCACAATTTGTGGATCCTGTACACCTACTACAAACAAAGTTTTCATACCATACGCTGGAGTTTTTTCAATCTCAGTGCCTGTAAAAAATGTGACGTCTTCGTGACCTTTTCTATTCATGCTTGTTTCCGTGTTGTTGTTTAGTTAATAGTGTAGCAATTTCGTCCTTTAAAAACAACCGTTGCTTCTTCAAAACTTCCAAAGTGGTGTCCTCAAACACCCCAGTTGATTCCATTCCGTCAATTTTTTTGTTTAAAATATGATGTAATTCTTCTAAATGCTTAATTCGGTGATTGTAACGTTCCTGTGTCATTTTCGTCCTCTAATTTTTCCAAGTTAGTGTCATCTAATTCATCATCTTCGTATTGTACTTCATCTTCTACTGCGTCAAATAGTGCGTTGAACATGGTAGTGGCGTTTTTAGATTTTTTACCTTTAAACCCACGGGTGCCTACGATGTCCATCCAATATCTGTCATACTGTTCAATAATGTCCAAGGCTTCTTGTTTGTCTGGCGTGGCAAAAATGCGTTCAACAATATCACGAAACTTGGCATGATCACCACGCTCATTCCATAACATTTTAGGATGTGTGCCTTGATCATACTCACGATTGGCTCGCTGTACTGATTCAATGTGCATCCAAACATTGTGTCCCATTAACAGGGCGTAACTAAAACTGTCCCAACTTGTGCGCCCTTCTTTACCTATCTTATTTAGATCACCTGGCTTGTAGTAGCAAACATCTTTGATTTGCAGTCTGTCTAAAATAGGACCACGTTCAATAAAGGGTTTAATACCATCTTGTACAATTACATCAGCAAAGTTGCGGGTGTCAGTTGAATATTTTTTGTCATCAACTAACGAGCTCATACGATAGGACCATTTTTCATTATGCTTGGTATCTATCTCATAATACACCTGTCCGTTAGCAGTGGCAAGGAATGGACTGGCACAGTCAAAACTGATGGTAAGGCTTGGATTAACATATTTACGAATAGCACGTTGAATGTCTGTTAACAACAATGCCCACTCAAGTTTACTCATGCCCAAGAAGTGAATCCAATCATGTATGCCTTCTTGTAACAACCCATCGTGTCGCAGGTGTACTAAACGCTTTAACGCCAAGTGTACGTCACTCATGTTTTGTGCACCCATTGCCCAACCATCAAAGTGTGTGTCGGGATACACTTTGGGATCGCAATACACTTTCATAATATTGTACCACTTGTCTGCTTCGGCGTGATTGCTTCCCTGTAACACGTTCAAAAACTTAGCGCCGCCATTTTTAGCACCTTTACGGTGTTTCATAAAATAGTCGTTGTTGAACTTGGTCGCATCAACAGCATCTTCGTAAGTGTTAATGCCAATCTTAGCAGCCCACTCTTTGTGATGTACGACCCAAGTAGGGATATCAAGAATCATTCCATAGTCTGCTATGCCGTCCAGCCATTTCAGCACAGCTTCACGCTTCTTCTGTGCTTTAGGACAACCCGAGTTGGCTTTCCAGTCACCTTCCCATAGACCTTTGGCAATTTGGAATCCGCCTGAGTCGCCCAAAATAAACGACCCAGGATCACGATTACGAACCATATCCTCTTTTGGCGATGACCTAGTCAAATCTAAATCAGCATGCCCTGCCGAATACAAACTCCACTTGTAGGGGAAAAGTCCTTTTTGTGGATCAAGCCAGTTTAACATTTCCATATCTTGAATAGCCTGTGGCATTCTAGCTGGTTCAACATAATTGGGATCATGTCGTTGTTTGCCGACGAATGTGGCATAAAAAGAACTCAACGCTGGTAAGAATAGCGCATAGTCGCTTTGTTTGGCTGTTAAATTATCTTGTGTCATTATTTTACCAAGGTTGCTACTATTTTAAGCTGTTCTTCAGCTTGTTTGTAAGTGCTGTAAGCGTCGGCTACTGCGGGGTTGGTATTGATCAGTTTCATGATTTCACGTTCCATATTCATCATGCTTTCGGCCCAGGCTAAAATTTCAATCATTCGATCAGTTGGTTTCAATGCCATTAATCATTACTTGCTTTGTGCTGGCAAAATGTAATTGTAAGTAGCAAGACCCGAATTTACTGTGATCATTGCGGCACCTTCATCACTAATTTTAAACACTTTGTCACCGTACAGATCTAAAATGCTGATCACAGTTTTAATAGGCCAAGACCAAGCACGTTTAAGTTGACCTTGTACACTGGGTTGGAACACAAAATTACCAGCGTGTGTTGAATGGTCACCAAAGTAAAACTTCAAGTCGCCGTTTTCAGTCTTGGCTTGAAAGTTTGTTTCTTCAGCATTGGCAGCTGCCTGCATCTTTAGTCGCTGAATTGCTGCCGCAGATGGCTCAAACTCAATGTCCCACTTGACACCTTTAAATTTAACTGTCTTGGATTTTTCATTAACAATTTCTGCTGACATAAAGCGATAATTATTTTTAAAGTCACCACCAGCATTTTCAAAATTGATACCATCTGGAGCACCAGACTCTTTTTTAGTCAACGATAATTTTGCGTTATCTTTGTATTCTTGTAGATTTAACAAAATTTTAAGTTTAGTCAAATTTGGCATGCCAAATGTGCCCATAAATTCTGCTACAGGTGCACTGTACTGTCCTTCTAATACCACGCTACGATCTTCTGACAGCCCAGAAATTACAGTGCTTTTATCGTCACCTGTAATTTTTACTAGGTCAATACAGCCCAAGTCATGTGTGTGACTAACTAAATCGAGTAAGTGATCTTTCATTATTTTTCCTTTATGTAGTAATGTAATACTGTTATTGTAGCATCTATTTAGACAAATACAACTATTATGGCAAATTATCTATTTGGGCAATTCAACTATTTTAGCCAAAGTGGGTGCGGCCTTCAGTGAGGTTAGTGTTCCAGGTTTTTTTAATTCTAACCAAGTTGATGCTCCTTGCGTAGTATGTTCAAATTCTATTTGATATCCAATTGAGCGCACTGCATTTTTTAATGTTCGCCCCGGAACATAAGTTGACCCGTGATGTTGCGCCAATTTTACAGCTTCGGGCCAATCGCAATCGTTAAACGTAAAAATTAACACGCCACCTGCTTTGAGTTTAGTGTACAACTGTTCTAGATAATCTGTAATGAATTCAATGGGTCTAAAATTAAAATACCCATACACAAAACAAAGTCCAAATTGTTGATCTGGTAATGCATCAAGCGCAGGAGTGTTGGTAAAGTCGCGAATAACGTATTGTCTTAATCTTTGTTGAAAAATGTCATTGAATTTTTTTGTAGCCATTGTTAGCAATTCTTGATTATGATCTGCAATGTAAAGAGGTTGATAACTGACTAACAAATCAATAAAATTTTCTATTCCAGGTCTTATTATTAACCCAGGATATTGCCATTTGGCGTACAAGTTAATTCTTGACAAAAATAAATTTCGATCATCATCACTAATTTTCAAACGTTTATTATCTTCTATTTCTTGCGGAGTTTCTCTGTTCTCAGATAAAACATAATATTTGTAGGTGTCTAAATACAGTTGTTTTTCACTTACACGAATAGCAGAATCCAATTGTAGTTTAAGTAAATCAAGTTCATCATCTACTGAATTAAATTCTGTTGTTAAATTTTTTAATTTTTCTGTAACAGCAGAAGCATTAGTGCAATAAGATTGCGATTTTTCAACCCAGTACAAAATTTTACTCAATTCTCGATCCGCGAACACTTTGGCTGTTTTTGCGGTCAAGGGCTCTAATTGATTTCTTAATGCTATTAAGTCGTGTAGTTCCATTTAAAACTCAAATAAATTTGTAAAAGTGTTGTCTGTGTTAGTGGCTCCGGCCAAATCCCAATCCAACACACTCAATAGATTGTCTAATTTTTGATCAACAATAGTCTGCTCCATCAGTGCATCGTCAAACGGAAGTTCTGTAAACCATGCTGGTAATCTTTGTTCGTCAGTGGGATAACCTATGCTTGTCCATCCTAGTGGATTGGATTTCAACTTGCACACAATAGTTTTCATACCGTCAACTACAGCAACAGAATAGTTGTCACTATTCATTCTGCGTAAATTATTCCAGTTAAGTGCCGCACGAACGTGTCCAGGCATGTTGGCTTTGCCTTGATCTTTTTCAGCTGCACCATACTTGGTCAAATTGTTAACACGCTTGGGAGTACCTTTTTCCCATGCTGGTCGTTCTTTAAACTCATACTTAAACTTGCGTATACGTTCAATAATTTCATCACGACTGGATCCAGTTAATACTTTTTCTAAAATTTCATACAGAAAGTCTTGAATGACCTTGGGTGTGTCACTGCGTTTTAAATCAAGACCCATAGCTTTGATTTTGCCTGGTTTCCCGTCAACATCTAAACGATTGTTTTCTAAATCATAAATTAATACTGCGTAACGTTTTTTTGTAATAAACAAACTGTTAGATGCCACAAGTTCACGCCCGGCTTTGATAAGTTCGCCGGCTTCTCTTGGACAGTGAAATGCCTGTTCCATAAACGCTGGAAAAGATTCGTTGACTTGATCAGCGATGTTGTCATAGAGCTGAATACAAGTTTCTTTACTCCACTCCATAGTTCCAGCATCAACTTCTTTTTTAATTGCTGGCCATGCGGTAAAATAGCAACTGTCAGTGTCACCATAGATAATAGCTTCGCCCACGTGATCTTTAACACCAGTAATGCACTCGTTAATGTGTCCGGCCATGTGTCGAGCAATAGCACGTCCTGTTAATGTAGTTGATTGCCCAATGCGTTTGTCAAAGAAACGACAATGTGGATTTAAAATAGCACCATAGAGACTGTTCAGATTAATTTTCTTAACCAGCTGTCGTTTGTCCCAGAATGCGATGTCTTTGGGATCAGTTGCTTCTTTCTTTTTGGCCTGCATCTCTTTACGTTCAGCATACCAACGTTCTAACAATCCTGGAACTACACCTTTGCGTTCGTATGTTACGATAGTGCCATTGGCAGTGAGCATCCAAGGTTGGTTGCTGTTGAAAATCATGTTCCACACTTCGGCGGCCGAATGTACTGTGCTGTCACCATCTTGCCAATCAATGGTAAGTTCCACCCCACGTTGTTGTTCCATGACCGCTGTGTATTCCAAACTACCAAACATGTTTTCCCAAGCACCTGTGTAGGATTTTTTATGATTAATTACTAAATCATCCAAGTAGCGTTCGGTCATAATAGGACGCAACTGACCCACTACAGTTTCCATTCCCATATTTAACGCACGAATCGCACTGGGATACAATGAGTTAATGTCAACAGCACCTACCCAAGGATGTATTCCTTTCTTAGGATAAGCAACATACGCACCGGCCGCTTGGGTATCTTCTTCGTCTCCGCGATTTCTGCGGTTGGGTACAACAAGCCCACGTTCATGAGCTTCGTTGATAATGGCCTGTTCAGTCACTGCCACAGCGCCCATAGTGGTTTGTAGCAACACAGTGTTGGCATGTGCCAGTTCATTAGCCAAGTCTAAGAAACGTAATTTAGTATCTAACTTGTGCAACAGTAATGTATCCTGTCTGTTGTATTCAATAAACTTTTTAAAATTTTGATTGTACAGTTGATCTAATGTGCCTTCATAGGCAGTTTTACTGTCGCCAAGTTCATATTCACCAATGGCGTCCAAACTGTAACTGTGGCGTTCTTCATAGGTGTACTTGCGATACAACTGCATGTAGTCCATGTGTACTCGGCCAGCAAGGTCATACGTAATAGATTCACCACCGAATCTTTCGAAACTGCGTTCTTTGGGATGTTGACCCCACAAACAAAAACGCCTAGTGTCATCTTTAGACAATACCCGTTTGATTCGATTTACAAGATACGGAATATCGTATCCCTCACTGTTCCATCCTGACAATATATCTGCGTCGTCAATAAGATCTAAGAATGTGTTTAGCATTTCTGATTCTTGTTCAAATACAATACAGTTGTCAAAATCTTTGGCTATGTCCTGTGCGGTTTCAAGACTCATGTGCTTGGGTGGTACTACCAATGTGATCATTTGATTGATCCATTGTAAGTAAACACTGATAGCTGTGACAGCATTAAACGGATCAGTTGTGGGAGAAAATCCCTTTTGAGCGTGGAAGTCTACTTCGATGTCAAAGAATGCCACGTGTAATTCAGGAGCATCTTTGTCTTTGTAATTATTTTCCAAACAACGAAAGATAGGATTAATGTCCGATTCATAAAGTTGTTTGTGTTTCTGCATGGCTTGTTCTTTGCGGAACTCTTTGCCATTGCGTGCGGTAAATCTAGCCACCGGCGTGCCATAGATACTTGTGAATTTACCTCGGGGATCATCATAGTAAAAAACATATTCAGCCGGGTATTCTTTAAATACCCGTTTACCGTTAACACGTTCTACTACGTGAATGCGATCATGCTCGCGATCATAAAGTGCATCAATAAAACTCAAATTGTTCTCCTTTTGTGGCTAGGTAGCCATGATTCATGTTGGTTAAGCCAACGACTCTTTATTGCTGGAGTATTTATAGTGTACGACCCACTTGAGTTAAAATTTGTTCTAAGAGTTCGTGATCTTCTTGTTCACGTCCAAACTCTGATTTGTGTGCCAATTTAATTGCTTTTTTCAAAATACCAGGTTTAATTTCTAATTCTTCAGCAATGGCTTTGACAGTGTCGTTGAGTCCACCTGACAGTGTTTCAACTTCCAACATAACTTGCATACCTTCATTGATTAGGTGTTGTAATTTAGCAGTTTGTTCTGCTGTGAATACACGATCTGACATTTAAAATCTCCTATTAAGTGTTACAGTGTAACAGGAATATTAAAAATAATCAATAGCTCACTTTGCCAATACCGCGCTCAGGCACGACTCTGAGAATATTGGGAGGCAGCAGCCGCCTACACCAAACCGTAACTAAACGATCCTAAGGGTGTTCTTTAAACTGGTGCGTAAGGCAATACAGGACGATCTTCCTCACCTTGTTGTTCTGGATAAACTGGATATTGGTTCATTTATGTTTCTCCCAATTAAAATCAACATTAATGACATTTTGATTTTTTTTAGCATAATATTTGTATGGGTCAAAATCACCTGAAGTTACTTTGATACGTTTAGAAGAGCCATCGTCAAAATAAACACGCCATATGTAGTATTCACCAGGATTCAATTCATCTTTGTCTTTGGTGTTTTCCAATACAGGTTTCTCTTCAACTTTTACATCAATGTCTTTAGATTTATTGCTTAACTGTAGCCACGTAATAAATTTATCAAACGAATTCTTATTATCAAAAATTAATCGATCTTTTTTAGTGTAGTTGTTAAGTTGATCTGTTGCGCCTGTTAACACATAAGCGTTATCAGTTTGATTTTGATATGTGGCATTCCCATGAATAACATAAATTAAGTCAGGTGTTTGTACTACAAAAGCAAGAATACACTGAGCGCCCTTGCGTGGTTCATCTAGAGAATTGCGATACTGATCTAATTTATTAGAAAATTCCTGAACAGTTTTGCTATTGGTTTGTTCCATAAGTTCTGCCGGCCAGAGATATTCTGAACTAACTGCAAAACCTAAATTTGTCCATTCTTTTAATTTGTCAGTATAGGAACTTCCTTCGCGCAATGCTTTGACTTCTTTGACATTGACAACATTACTGTTTTGTATGTTGTACATGGCTTTGACCATTTGACGAGCCATATTGATATTCTGTGCTGTTACGTTGACATCCATGAGGCCTGTGTAGTCAGGCATTTTGACACGTATTGTTGCTTGAAACAATTTAATAGCAGGCGCAAGTTTAGCAACAGTTTTGGCCTTTGTGGCCTCGGCTAAATCTAATTCTTGTGCTTTGTGTTTTAACTTTCCCTGTTGTTGATCTCGTTTTTTATTAACGTGAGACCCGCTGGCACCTGAGGTGCGTTTTGCGGTCAACGTCAAATAATTAGGATCACGTGATTTAAAACTTATTTCTTTTTTTTTAGATTCTCTAATTTTGTAATAACTGTCGCGTTCGTTTTTGTAATGATTGTATTGTTTCATTAACACGGCCACTACATCAGGGTCGCGAATTTTTTCTTTACTGATTCTAGCAATCACTCCATCCATTCTATCATTTAGATCGTCAATGCGACGTTGTTCTAATTGGTCAATAGATGATATTTCATGAATTTCAGCTGATTCGTTTTTTACACAGTTGGGCACCATGCGGTCACCTTTTTTCTTCATGCCTTGTTTTTTGTAACCGTCCCAACATTTTTCATCTAGTTGTTCTTCTTTGACTTTTGTAGCCACATTGATAGCCTTGCCCTTACGCTCAGGATTGGGGTCTTCTCTACGTTTTTTCTGTGCGGCAGTTGCACGACCCTTCTTGCCCAGGGCATGTGCTTTGGCCTGTGGCAAACACTTGGGTTTACCTTCACTTTTACTACCTCTAGCACAGTCACCCTTGATGTTGCCCTTGGTGTCCATGCGAACCCATTTTTCTTTGCCAAACCAGTCACGTAGATTTTCATCTAACATTTTTTCGATAGTATCTTCATTTTTCTTTTTGCTATCGCAATGCGCTTTCTGACTAAAACCTTTTGGGTCGCTACAGTTAATGCTATCTTTGTATTTTTTACTCCACTCTTCCTCTACACCTTGTTTTTTACCAGCATCTCTAGCATCTTCCCATCCAGCTTCCCAGTCGTATGCCGCAGGGGGTGTTTTTCCGTTGTTGGATTTGTAATAAGGGTTTTGTTGTTTTGAAAGACCTTTAGCATAGTCCTGCTGACCTTGTTGAATAGCAGAGCCTCTCGAGCCTTCCGCCACACCTTTTTTCTTGACTTGTTTTTCTTTGGCAAATGCTTGGTCTAAATCCATAGCCAGATCTTTTACTACCTTTTTTGCGGTAACTGGTTTGGCCGTAGTACCTTTGGCTCCAAGCGGATAATCTCCGTGACGGCTAGGTGGCTTCTGACTCTTGTCCATTTCCGACACACCCTTCTTCTTCCGAGCCAACTCACGCTCTTGTTTATCAGTGGGCATACCGTGGCCTTGATAGCCTGTGTATCCGTAGTCATCTTTGCCAGCACCTGTCCAACCTTTATGCTTAGAATCCACAGGAGTATTTTTAAACTCATCACTGTCCAAGTCCTTGGTGACTCGGTTTAATAAATCTTTTTTGTTAATGGCTTCTGACATGTCAGTAGGAGCAACGGTAATGACACTGGCATCACGTCCTTCGGCTTTGAATTTGGCTCGTAATTTGTTTGCCACAGCTTCGGCGTGATCGTCATTCTCAAAGTCTTTCCACTTTTTACCTTTGATGTAAATTGAAAAGGGAGTGCGTGGCGTGCCTGTTCTTCGAGCAACCATTGCGTCACTCCAACCTTCTGCTACAGCTTCGTTCTTGTTGCCCCAATTAGCAGCACCTTTTTTGCGGCACTGAACCAGCGCACCTGATGCGTATGCCGATGGCCATACTTTGTAACGACTTTTTACTTTGCGATAACATGCGTCTTGTTTTTCGTCAAGAGCTTGACTTTTTTTCTGCATCATTTCAGCATCTACAATGCCTTGCGCATCACTACGTGACACTCCCTGATCTTCTAATTCCTGAACACGCCGCTCGTATTCATCCCAGTCAATTTTATTTTCTTCTAATGTTTGTTCAAATCCGTCTTCTTCGCTGTCCCAAAACTCATCGGCTTCTTCTTCATCGGCGTATTCATTGTACTCAATGTCAGACATGTGCATACTGGCTTCATCGCCATTGTACAACTTAACAATAACAAATGATCCTCTTGGTGAGAAGTCTACTATTTCGCCTGTTTTGCCTTCATATGCGTTTGGCGCGGTGACAATAATGGGGTCTCCCACGTGTAGTCTGCGGCTTTCAAACAAGTCTGTAATAATCATTTTTATTTTTCGTCTATGTAATCTTGGCTAGGATCTTGTGCAGCATCACGTCTTGCTTTAAACATGTCTATGGCCATTCTAGCATCATCTATGTTGCTAAATTTAGTAGGCAGCGTGCGACTACCGTGTCTAATGTTAAATCCGTTGTGTTCGTCCCCGTGTATTTCACACATGGAGTTTTCATCTATCATTACAGTGGCCACCGGGGCACTGTATTCAGTGTAAACAGGATTTGTCAACTCACCTGTGGCACTGCCCACTGGTTCTTCTTCCGTGGGATCTTCTGAAACTTCTGTATGTTTATTAATTTTTTTCTGTTGTAATGCCAAATCTTTTAGTTCTTTTTTCTTAAGATCATAATCTTGTTTTTTCTTTGCCAACAGTTCTTTGTCTTGTTTGATAGTGTCGTCAAGACTAGAAAGGTAATCTGTAAATGACGCTTTGACTTTTTCCAACATGTCGTTACTGGTTTCTTCTTCCACACGTGACATGGTTTCTAATACGCCAGCTTTGTTCTTTAGTTCTGCGCTTTCGCTACCACCAACCAATTTGCCGGCCATGGGATTTTTAGGATCTGTTTTGGCAGTGAGCACCGCCACTGTCTTGGGTTTAAACGTTGGCCCCAACTGATTTACTCTTTTTTGATTTTTATCAAGGCCTTCTTCTAGTATCCGTAGACGTTCTACAATACTGTAAATATCATTGTGTTCCATGTTAGGCCCTACCGTCGTTTAAATAACTTTTTATTTGCCATCTGTATTTGCCCAATGAGGCTTGGCGTTCTGCTAAAAAGTTTGCAATATCTTCTCTTTGTTGACTTTGTGCTGTGGCAAATGATTGAACAGTTAGGTCAATCATAGCATCGGTGTTGGCCAATAATTCTTCTAGCATCAAACGAGCACGTGGAACTTTGATTTGTCCAGGAATAATTGACAATTCTTGATAACGCTCTAAACTACCTGGTGCGTAGTCATCAGTAGTTCTAATGTATTCGGCAATGGGATCCAATGCTGAATATGCGTCTTCATAAATTTTTTGGAAGAATTTGTGTAGTTGTCCAAAGTCAGGTCCTTCAACATTCCAATGAAACATGTGTGCTTTTAAATAGTACGCAAATGTACTTGCCAAATAAACTTTTAATGAATCAGCTAACACGGTTTTTTCCTTTTTTCTTTTTCATGTACTCGGGTGTATTGGGGTACGGGTCCGCGTCTGTAGTGTATTTACCTGAAAAAAAAGAATCGACATTTCTTCTAATTGGACTCGACCCCAGTGGAGCTGATACAGTGGCAATTGATCCAGATGTAGTTGACACATTTTCACTAATAACATCACGAATTTTCATCATTTATCCTTATTTTTAAACCGTCAACCACAGCAGGTCCCGATAATACACGCACATTATTTACGTCTAACAAAGCATTGTTATTCAACACTTCATATCGAATCAAATACTCACCCGGAACAACAATCATGTTAATCAGCTCTTCCAAGTACTTACCTCGCCAAACCCAAGTTCTTTCTGCAAATAGTTCTTCATTGACATACAGTCTATAGATGGGAGGAATATCGCCCCACGAACATCTAACGTCAACGAGTACTTCTACATTTTTACTGTTCATCTTGTATTTATTAGTGTAGCAATTTTAATTATTGCCGGTCCACTTTGCTATCATGCTGGTTGCAGCACTGGAATAAATGCCAGTTCCTTTACGGCCACTGCGCATGCTTTTTACACCAGGTTTCACCGGAAATGTGTAGCGGGTGTAGTTGTTGTCTTTTGACACAATCTTGTCACCTGGACGGGCACTGTACTGCTTGGTGGGTGCCATGTCGTAGCCCATAACTTCCACACCCGGTATACTATTCAACATAAGCCACATGGCTTGCCCGTGTTTGGTTTGAGTTTGGCCTGCCTCTAGGGTCAGTTTTAATACACTCAAGGCAATACCATACAGGGCCTTGCCTAGGCCTTGACCACGGTAAGTAGGAGCTGTTACCACCGAGTCCACCTGCCAAGTTTTGAGTTCATCTTGAGTGTAGCCCAGATCCATTTCAGCTGCCAAGGTATCACCATCAAAGATCATAATTTCTATTGATTCAGGAGTTGGGCGGTCAATCGCGTAGGTGAATCCACTGCCACCGGGAAGTGGCTTTTTCTCTACTGGGTTCTTGGGTGCTCGTAAGGTTTCTTCGTCACCAAAGTCACCAACCGGTATGCGGGCTATTTCGTATAATCTCATTTCTTTTTCTTTCCTGACTTCATGTTGGCACACCAGTGATACATCTTGGCCTTTTCGCCTGATGCGTTTTTAGCCTTGCGACGTAAATCAGTTACACTACCATTACAACTGGCTCCGGCACGCTTGACACGTCCTGGACGACTTTTTCCCTTGACTTTACCATCGGCAAAGTTTTCTGTCATGCTTTGTTTGACTGGCACCCAGGCCTGTATAGAATCACGATTCAGCAGTTCTGCGGCAGCCCAGGCACGATGATTACCATCTATGATGTATCCATTGGCGTCAATCACTATGGGGGTTTTATCTACTATGTGGGCGCTGACTTCTCCGGCATGTTCAGCGTCTACTGCCATGATTCGGCCATACGGATCAGTTTCGGGTTCTTGATCCTCATCATCATATTCTTCTTCTGGTATACGTAATTGCGATAATGGTATTTGAGTCAGTTCCCAGCGTGGGTGTACCAACACGGCCTTGGACAGTTTAGCAGTCAAGGGTTCATGATGTATTTTGTTCACATAGCCCAATACTTGTTTGGCTGTGGCCTGCTTGTTTTCGGCAAGGAATTCTTTGGCTCTCATTGATATTCCGCAACAAATCTTGTGGCTCTTGTTTCAATATCATTTTTATTTGACTTGTTTTTTAAAAATGTGGCGGCAAACTTTTGACACAAATTTTTTATTTTGGGATTTTTAGTAATAAAAATTGTAAAATTATTGTGTTGATCATGTTGAGTTGGATCTCTATATCCGCAGTAAGCTGTCTTCACATGTTTTTCGTTTAGTAGATCAGTGCAGGGATCACCTTGCCTAACATCACCTGAATCACCGCTACAGGGACTTAGTGTAGTTACTACTGTACTGCCTTTGGGCAAATCACCGTATTGTTGTTCATACTTGTCTATTGCGGCCCGCTCGGCATGTACACGATACACTCCATACAGATAATTAACGCCGGCTACTGTTCTACCCGCAGGATCTATCACTGCGGCTGCTACCATGCCATAGAAGTTACTGTCATTGGCCTGACCATCAATGATCATACCACACAGATGGGCCAATACTTGATCTAATTTTTCTCGATCAAGTTTGTCTTCAAGTATCATGCTGGCTTTCATTAATCTGATCTCTCTACACTGCGCAGGAATATGTCAGCATCTGGGTATCTACTTTCAAGATTATCCTGTACTACACTGGCTTGATTGTAACTAGCATTGCTCATATTATGAATGATTCGACCAGTTATGCGATCTCCAAATTCCCAGTTGCGTGGAACTTCTGTGGCATCTTGCGGTGCGGCAAAGTTTTGTGCTACATTGGGTTGGGCTTCTGCTGACTTTGGCTCGGCCTTGGGTTCAGCAAGACGTTTGGCCAGCTTGGCTCTTGGAGTCATTGTGGCTGGATCTTGGTATGGACGCACATTAAAGCCGAT